ATAGCGTAGCGTCTCGTGGGCTCGGAGATGTGTATAAGAGACAGCTTTGAAGGTGCTTGTTATGGTGTTTATCATTTCTAAGCTGTCTCCAATGCTCTCTCTTTCGTACCGCAAAATTATTAGAACTACCAACATAAAAATCATTAGTTACTACGTTTATTATTTTGTATATACCTTGTGTCATTATCTTCTCCTAGTGAATTTAGATACATATTGCACCATCCTAAAAAGTAACACAAGTAATTATAAAAAAGGGCCTCCGAAGAAGCCCTTAATTTACTCTAAGTAGTTGATTCTATTGACTAAGCGCCAGTTGAACCGTACATACTCAAGGGATCGCTCCACCCAAAGCTGTACCTTTCTCTTGAACGATATCTTACGTTGCCCGTATCAAAGTCCCCTGACATGTCATTTGTGATAGGAGCACGAACAAAATGCTTCATACCATTAGGTACATCAGTAGTTAAGAACCAACTATTAGAGTCAGTCAAGAAATGGTTTATCGCGTAACCTTGTGGGATAGCACCATTGCTCTTCAATGCATTCAAGTCATTGTCAGATGTACCAACACGTTGTTCGGTTTCTAACAAACGTGTAGCAACAAATTGTAATGCAGGTGGAACGATCAACTTTTTAGGTTTAGCAGCAATCAATAAGCCACGTTCATCAGTCCAAGCAGCGATTTGAATAACAGCAGCTTCTAAAGAAGTTTCGTTTAAATCAGCAGGAGTAGAAGGAATGTTGCTGTTAGTAGCGCCATTAACTAAAGGATGAGCATTTGAGAATAAAGCAACACCATCACCACCAGCATAAGCTGAAGAGAAACCGTTGTTTAAAACAGCAGCCGCTTTAACTTGCTTAGTGTAAGACATAGCGCGAGCCAAACCTTTAGTATAACGAGCAGACAAAGAGTCATACAAGTTATCTTCAATAGCTTCTTCAGTTAAAGAGAAACCTAAAGCGATTGTTTCGTGGTTGTAGCGAGCAGTCCAAGCTTCTTGAGCATTGTCATAACTAATGGCTGAGCCTTCGTTTTTGACAGGAGCTGCAGAAAAGCCAGACAATTTTGTTTCTTCTTCAAATGAACGTTCTGATGATTCAGTTTCATAAATTTCTTTATGTTCTTCACCGTAACGAGCGTATTCTAAACCGAAAAGAGCGTTGAGGCCCGGTAATAGTTCTTTTAAAAGTTGTGCACGTGAAATAGCCATATATTATTGCTCCTTAAGCGCCGTAATATGAATGAATACCGAAGTTAATTTTTACTAATACTTCAGGGTATTGAGTAATAACTAGGGTAGCTGCAGCTGGAATAGTTACACCAGAAGCTGCGTTCATAACAAGAGATGTTGCACCAATAGCATAGGTAGCAACTAAGAATGATCCCGTTTGTACTAATTGACCGTTAGCTGCAAGGAAAGCAACTTCAGAACCGATAATCAACGCCGAAGTCAATGCTGGTACAGTGATAGTAACAGTGGTAGTTGAAGTGCTAGGAACAGATACAGCAACTGCAGACTCTTTTACTGTGTCAATAACACGGTAAGCCAAACCAGTAGTAGGAGTAGCAGATGGAGTAACAGCACCAATAGTAGAGTTACCAGTGTTTACGTTAGCAGCAGCATCAGCGCCAGCAACGTTCAAGCCAACTAAAGCTTGTGAACCAGAAGCAACAGTACCAGCAGCAGCAGACAACATAACTACTTTAAAGATAGTATCAGGATCGTCACAAACAATAGCAACAGCATCACCCGACAAAGTACCAGCGGGCCAGTATTGAGCAAACAACTTTTGTTTAGTAGTTGGGCTAGTGTATGAACATCCTAAGAAAATACCAGTGATTTGCTTAGCAGTAGTTGCAGCGGAAATAACAGCTCTAGTAATAGTACCAGAGGCAATAACAACAGCATCGCCGTAACCAATATTGACGTTATAGCCATATTGAATAGGGATGTTACGAGTAGAGCCAGCAAAAACTTGACCCCCAATCAAACTTACGGGTTTCAAGCCGTATGGTGCACTTACAATAGGGTAAGCCATTTAAACCTCCAAAATTAAAATTAATTTCTGCCGAATGATGTTGTGGATTTACGCTCATTAAAGAGCGGCATCCTTGGATCGCTTTGGCGCATTAGATTATTATCTACTGCTTCTGTTTGAGCCTGTGTTTGGTTATTGAAATGCTGTGTGCGTTGTTCAATAAACTCTGTAGGCGTCTTACATAACAATAAACCACCGATCTCTATGTTGTCTCTAAAACGACTAGTAGGGTCGATTAACAGTTGCATTCTTGGTTGCTCAGATACATCAACAGGCTCCCAACCTTCTCTCAGTTTTGATGAAAGATTGCGTGGATCAGCCGAATTTAATGTTGATGTTCTAATCCATCTATACGCGTAGCCCGGCTGTTTATCAGGTTCGGGTAAAAGCTCAGCTGGTGCCCAATGCTTAGGGCGTGCTGAAGTATCGCGTGTAGTTGTTTCTCTAGGTAATCTGTTCTCAGCCATCTTAGGCCTCCAATTTTGTTAGTTCACGGGCGTATTGTTCGTTGGTTAGTCCAAATTTTTTGGCTAACGCAACCTGTGTTTTACTTAGCGTAACCTTTTTAGGGGCTGTGCTTCGTTTTACAGACGCTACTACCGTGCTAAGTTTTGATGTGCGTTGAGTCTTTGGCTCCTCGCTTTGATCCTCAAATTCTTCTGGGAATCTGCGGCTTACTTCTCTATCAATATGCTTGTAGTATTCATCCGTTCCAATGAACTTTTCCCCATATGTTTCAAGTAAGTCTTCATGTACACCTTTAGCATACCGAGTCATACTCTTTTTATCAGGGTCTACAAACCACGGATTTTCGGCCACCCATTCCGCTACCTTCGGGTCTATCTGTGCAGCCTGAGGCTGCTTTCGGGGTAAAACTTGTGCATCGTCTCCGATGTTTTGTGCAGTAGGCCTGAAATTGTTAGCCTTGTCAAGTTTATTTGTTGCTTTCATCAATTCTTCTTGTGCTTCGATGATCGCATCAGTGTTGCCGTAGTCATAAGCTTCCTTATAATTACGTTTTGCTTTCTCTACTTCTAGTTCAGCTGAGCCTTGATAAGTATTAATTAGCTCTTTTTCACCAGACTCTAATAAACTCTTTAAATGCTTGTTTTCATCTAGTAACTTCTGCGCTATAGATAGTGCTTCGTCTTGTTCTCTATAGGCTTCTTCCTTAGACCTGCGTTCATCATGCCAAGCTTTTTTGTACTGTTTAAACTTAGTCTGCACCTTGCCAGAATAATCATCTGACTCATCTGCGTCTTCTAGTTCTTCAACTACAGTTTTTGGCAGCGGTGATTTACCTCGATCTGCCGCTGGTGCGTCATCTTCAATATCAATTTCAAACTCGTTATCAATATCGTCTGTTACTTCATCTGGAAATTCAAAGTCTTTATCGTATGCCATGTCTATTCTCCTTTATGCTCTGGATATGCCGCGAGGGTCTAAAACAGTACCTTCAACAGTATCTTCATTAATCATGCGCATTTCCGTACCATGAATCTTCATGCGTGTACCTGCGTTAGGGCGTACTAATACAAAATCCCCAACCTTACACCAAGGCCCAGAAGGGTAACGTTCTTTGTCAGCATAACAATCAGGACCCATAGCCACAACAAACAACACAGTAGCCAATAAACCCTCATAGCGTAATGTCTCATCAGCTTTGATAATTCCACTTTCGTACTCCTTATCTACTTCTGGTAATGCACACAATATGCGAAAGCCAGAAGGTATGGGCAACTGAGTTGCTTTCTCTTCATTAGTAGCTGTTAGGTCTATTGAGCCAACAACCGTAGGGTTCTTCGCATTAGTGCCTATTAAGATTTTACTCATTAGTCTTCAAACTCCAGTTTCTTAGTTAATGTTTCTATAGCAGTCCGTGCTTGGATTAACCCGTTGATTTGCCCACACGCATATTTGTATTGAGCGTAGTCTTCAGGTCTGTCTCTTATACACATCTCCGAGCCCACGAGACGCTACGCTATCTC